ATACTTGCGGCGCAAATACGTCACACAAACACCCAACACCGAGTCCCCTTCAAACTCAAGGCACTCATACGATTCATCTTGCAAGGGCATAACACCGGAAGGACACGGAGCAAGAGACGCCGGTCGTCCATCAGGAGTAACATAGTCTGATCGTTTGACGTAGGTGGTATGGACCATTGCCGTTTGAAACACCCGTGCATTGGCTACACGGTAATGAGGTAGCCCATGACGGTGTAGAATGCGATGAATGTCCTTTTCAGTGAAGGGGCGGTTGCGGGCGTTGTAGGGAGAGTACACGTCGGTCATGTGAGTTGTCTTTTCCAGTTGAAACTTTTATCCATTTTCCTACACAATGGGGGCTGCTCAGTCAATGACATACACTGAGCTACCGGATGCCCTGCCTAAACACGATCCCGGTAAAATGATTGAGATTGCCAATGTTCGGTACAGAGCCCCGCTGATCAAGGATATGGCGGTAGGACTTGTGTTCTTCAACCCAGCAAAGTCCAAGCGAATGCTCATGAACTACTTGTACACAATTGAAAAGCTCAAGATTGCCAACATCCCCTACTTTACGTTGGAGTTAGTGTACAACCGGGAAGAACCGGAGATCAAGGATGCCTTTCACGTCTACGCAAAGTCCGTGATGTTCCACAAGGAGAATTTGTGTACTCTACTGGAGGCCAAGATTCCGTGGTATTATTCCAAGGTTCTCTTTTTGGATGCAGACATTATCTTTGGCAACCCGAATTGGTACTCCGAGGTCTCTGCTGCCCTGTCTGACCACGACGTCGTTCAGCCCTTCACCACCGCCGTTTGGATGGACATTACCTACACTCGCGCCACGCAAATCCGCGAATCGGTGATCTACATGAACAGGGAAAAAACCTTTGATCACAAGCTTCACCCGGGATTTGCGTGGGCATTCCGGCGCAAGTGGTTTCGCAAGGTGGGCTTCTTTGAGTATGGTGTCACGGGAAGTGGAGACACCCTGTCGGCCGCCGCATGGTTAGGTGTCAAGTTTCCTCCCACCTACCTCAAACCCGCACTCGTTCCAGCGTACACTGCATTTGACGCATTGCCCAAGCCCCGTATCACCTGCACATCGGGTCCGGTATTTCATCTGTGGCACGGGACGCACGTCAATCGCAAATATGTAGATCGCCACGCCATTCTGGACGGCATCAAGGACATCCGAAAGGTTATGCGCCCCAACTGGACGGGCGTGTGGGAGTTCAGTGTCAAGGGTCTGTCTGAGAAACTGTCGGCCTACTTCGCCGACCGAGTGGACGATGGTATTTAATCTAATTAATCTAATAAATGAAGAACGACCGCGTAAAGGCAGAACAGAAGCGCATGCTTACCGCAACTCGCCGGGTGACTCGTGCCAAGAAAATTCTTGATCGCGCCCAAAAAGCGGTGAGTATGACTCGGAAGCGCATTGCCGAGGCCAAGCGGGCACAAAAGGTCGCCGCCAAGCAGTAGTCACTTAAAAATAATGTGTTGTAGAATGTCATATCACGTTGATGGTTAAGGCTCGAATCATCCTGGCTACACGTCTGCTGAGCACCAATGGTTCCCTTGTGTGTAATCTTACTCGTATCCGGGGTGGTTTCCTTCCACGCGAGAATATCGAGCAAGCAAAGCGGCATCTTGCAGACATTCAGGCTACACTAAAGGAGATTGAGATGAGTCTCAGTCCCGCTTCGCAGCAACCTTTAGTTCAAAGCCGTAGTCCGTTTCCACCATCTTCTCCTCTTGCCGCTTGACGATCTCAGCAAGGATCTCTTCGGCCCGCTGAGGCACCAGCTCATCCAAATAGGACTTCAGTTCCTTCTTTGACAACGACCACCCCTTCTTCCACTGATTAGGGCGCTTCACCGAAAAGGTCATTCCCGAGGTTGCAAGATTAATCTTGTCGGGAAGCTCCTCCCGGGTTGAAGCATACAGTGCGGCAAGATCCAGCTCAATTGTGCGGCGCTCATCGCGGAGCTCGTTGATGCGAACATTGATCTCGTTGATCTGACGCTGAACACCGGCGTAGGTTGACAGAATAGGCTTGAGGCTCTCCATTTGGTTTGTTCTTTCCTAGACTTAATAGTATCCGTTTTAGAACAAGGAATGTCTTGGTTGGATACTGAAGAGATTGAGCGGTTGCGCACCGTATACAACAAGGAACACCCGAAAGAAGACCCCGTGCCAAAAGGGACCCCTGAAGAAGTATGGACAAACATTCAGCACCGTCTGAACGACAAGTGCTCTACGGGATCGGCTGAGTGTATTGTTGCATCCCTCATGCAGCGACCCAAAGCTCCGAAGGAGTGGACAGTGAAGCGAGATGAATGGCTGTCATCGGACGACATTGACAAGGTAGAGAAGAACTATACCAAGCTCTTTGCAAAGTACTACTATGTCGGGTCGATTCCGATTGACTTTGATCTCCAAAGCGAAACTCAGCAATGCCTCGTGAGTTCATTGTGCAAGATGAAGTTGCCTGATCTGGCAAAGAAGGGTCACGAACAGATTGGCATTGTCTTCAATACAGACCCCCACGATGGACCTGGTGAGCACTGGATCGCATTGTTTTGTGATGTCCGCTCCGATCTTGAGTATCCCCGCATTACCTATTTTGATTCGTATGCCCACGCACCCGAGAAGGAGATCAAGACGCTCATGCGGAGATGGAAAACGCAGTGGGACGCCACGGGCATTCACAAGAACCCAATGAAAATGACCTTCAACTCCACTCGCCATCAGTTCAAAGATTCGGAGTGTGGAATGTATTGCCTGTACTTTCACTATGCCTGTCTCACCGAGCTTCCAATGCAGGCACGAATTCCCGACGACGTGATGAATGGATTTCGGCATATCTTGTTCACTGGTCCAAAAATAGAAGCTGACAAGAAGTAATGGAGCTTGCAATTGGCGCGGCACTCGTCGGCATCTTGGGATATACGATTTGGCAGGAGGGTATTGACGCTGAGGACACTGCAGCAGCGGGACGTAAGCGCCTCTGCGATTACTATGTCACGGGCGGTGTCTTTGAAGATCCCGTGTCCGTCCTTTCATCGGGTCGCCGTCTGTTAGAGGTTCATCTCTACGCAGACGAGAACGGGAAACCAATCGTAGCCAAGGCTCCGTTGAACCTTGGATACGATTATACAGTAGACTATTGGACCTTTGATTCGGTCTGCACGGAACTCATTCAGGCTTGGCAGACCAGCTCGGATCCATTCATTCTCTCTATTGTGTCGCACACGACCAACGCCGTGACACTAAACAGGGCCGCACACTCTCTCAAGACCACAGTTCATCGTCATTTGACCGATCGGGTCACTGTAAAGACCCCGCTGGACGAACTGAAGCTTGCACTGATCCTTGTGTCCGATGTCCCACCGGGCAATGAGCTGGGTCAGCTTGTGAACTTGTCGTGGAATGACTCTACAGTACGCCGCCTTCTGTACAGTCAAGCCATGCACCCTCGGGATCAGACAGAGCTTGTGGCGTATAACCGCAATGCAATCTCTATCGTTGCTCCCGACCCTACTTTTGGCAAGGAAACACTAGACCCTCGCATTGCCGCCGCCTATGGCTGCCAATGGATGCTGTTTTCTGGATCAGGCGTCACCCCTGGGTTCGTTGAAAAGCCGGCGGGATTACAATAACTTCTCGTTCAATAAACAAAATGGCAAACAAGTGGCTCACTCACGTCAAGGCAACAATGAAGGCTCACAAGGGAAAGAGCTTCGGCGACGTGCTGAAGATGGCGAAGAAGACCTACAAGAAGGGCAAGATGTCGGGTGGCTCTGATGGTGTTATGCCGGCGGGCGGACCCACGGGCGCGTTCCCTGAGGCTGCCCCTGCCGGTGGTCGTCGCCGCTCTCGTGGTCGCAAGAGCCGCCGTGGAACTCGCCGTGGTTAAAAACGGAAATCGTTTGGAGTAAATAATAGACCTTAGAGATGGAGCCTCCTAAGACACGTCGCGAACTCAAGAAACCCGCCAAGGAGAAGAAGGCCGACGTCTACTCTGCACGACACGTTAGACTACAACTTCAGAACCAAGCAAACCCCAAGCCTAAGACGAAGTAGTCTTCCTCCTCCGGCTCACCTTTCTACGATACGTGCGCCGACGCCGGCCACCCATCGTTTTACCTGTATACGTCGTTGAATACATTGCTGTTTTTTTATCTTTATACATCACGGGCTCTCCGAGGGGTGAGAACTCTCCACCTCCCAACACAAGAAACTCACGGTCCCAGTTGAGCAAGTATTCTAGACGCTCATTGCGACGTGTTCGATCTTGTTCAACAATTTTGGAAATGACTGAAGGATAGACCCCTCCCTCCATACTGCGCGCAAAGGAGACCGTGCTAAGCTGCAAGACTTTGGCGTTCTTGAGAGTGATCTCAAAAAGACAGCAATTATCTCCGGTAAATTGAAATGCAGAGCGAATGTCCCATGATGCGGAAAAGAACCCCTTGCCTGCCATTCCGGGTGCGATTGTGCGATCGGCATCTTTTGCCGGCTGTTCAAAGCTCATTAGACCATGGCCACGATAGACAACCTTGCCATTGACAACCTTGCCATACTTTTCAATGATAGCAGGGATTGTCACTTTACATCCACTGCGGTTGTACTCTCTGAACCAGAGTGAATAGTTATGGGGACGCACAACGAATTTCATGGAAAGCTCGTCGTCGCCGGCCTTACAACCATCTAAAATATACATAAACAACGCAGCCTCTTCCTCCGGTTCCAGCACGAGACCCATTATTCAATTGAAAGATTAGGTTCTGAGTAGCTGGCCATGAACAATCCTGAATGTGCGCCGATGATCACGGTCCTTTGTGCGACCTCCAGCTGTCTTCCGACACGTTTTTCCATGATACGTCTTTTTAGAGCAGCCGCTCTTGAAATACGCAAGATGGTGTGCCCACCCCTTGAACGACCGAATATAGACTTTTGCCTTCTTTGACAAAGCACTCAGCAATCCGTACATCCACTTCATATACGCTTTGCGTGACTTCAGTTCGGGTTCGTGAGCTGTTATGTAGTTTGCATAGACTACCCGAAGTTCAGGAAACGGATAGGTGTGATGAAGGGCATGCAAGAATGTACGTTGTGTCGCCATCTGTTCAGGTTCGGGGTCATCCGGATAATTGGCCGCAATAGATCCCAAAAAATCAGCGCCAGGCACCGCATTCGGCTTCAACGACATATAGTGCGTCTTCACGGCTTCAAATGCAGGATCAGGGCCAGGGTTCACTACCGCCGGGTCCTCCTTGCACTGAGTCCGCAACTTGTCGTTCACCATGTTGTGGATCTCGTACAGCCATCTACCCGGGTCGCCGCGCAGGGGGTGTTTATGGACAAACTCCGTGGTCGACGCACGGCAGTATTTGCAAGGAAGGACATCTTTCATTTGGTTCAGAACATCGTCGGGGTGCTTGGAGGTGAATGCAACTAAGTGAAAAAGTTGCCACGCACTCGGTCCAAAAAATCTAGTATCCATATAGACAGTTATCTAGATGCTGGAAAAACGAATTGATATGAAAGAAGTCTCTTCATATTACACTATGCAGGGGAGGGTATACAGAATTCAGAGCACGATAGACGGATGTTTCTACATTGGATCGACCCGTCTCTCGCTTGAAAAACGCCTGAGCGAGCACCGGATCTGCAGGAACAGGCGGACCCACCAAGGCATACCGGTTTATGCCTACTTCAATCTAAAGGGGTGGGAGAACGCCGAGATCACTCTCATTCGTGAGTTTGAAACAATAACGGATGAAGAGCTTTTATGGGAAGAACGTAGAGAAATTGAAGGAGCACGTGAAGCGCACGATGTCCGCTGCCTCAACAAGAACAGACCAATCATAACGGATGCCGAGCTGAAGGAGCAGGTAAGAGTAAATAACCAAAAGTGGCATCAAGCAAACAAAGAACATACCGCCGCTGCCCTACGGGAATGGAGGTGTGCAAATCCAGAGAAGGTGATCGCACAAAACGCTCGCAGACAGGGGCATTCAAATGAATACTCCAAAGTGTATCACCAAGAACACAGGGATCACATTAGAGAGAAGATAATACAATGGCGCCTAGACAATCCAGAGAAGTTCGCCGAGCAGCGTCGCCGAGCCAACGAGCGTGCAAAGGAAAAGAGGGCTATCCAAAAAAAACAATCTAACGGATTAACCAAACAAACATGCTCGATACGAGAGATATCATAATCCTCACCGCAGCGTTCTACCTCGGAGGTGTTGTTGGGGAGTTCTTCAAGTCGCTGTCGGAGGACATCCTGACGCCGCTCCTCGCCCCGGCCGCCTCGGCCGGCAAGGGTGTCGGAAGCTTCACGGTTACGGTCGGTGGCGTCACGCTCAAGCTGGGTGAGGTGCTGGTCGCCTTCGTCAACCTGGTGGTCTCGTTCGTTCTGGTCGTCTTCACCATCGGCCTCCTCCGCACGTACGTCCTCTCCCGCATCGGTGCTGCCCGTTAGACGGTAAAAAATAAGGATACAAGATAAATGTGGCCATTTGATTACTTCTTTGCTAAGCCCGCTCCGGCCGCCTCAGCCCCAGTCTCGGCTCCGGCTCCGGCTCAGGCTCCGGCAGCACCTCCGCCTAGTGGCGGTCGTCGTCGCAAGACACACCGTCGTGGACGCCGGAGTGGATCTAAGAAGATCCGTAGTGGAAAGAAGCCCAGCCACTAGGCGGATACTTACCGTGTGTCGTTTCCATCCTCTTTCTGAGCTCAACCGTTGACCCCTGATTAATATTGTTATCCTGCTTCCACTTCTGAAAGTCACGGTTCAGCTGCGTGATGGTCGTACATGTTGAGTCGTCCGGGCGTGGAGGGTGGATAAACTCAGTCATGAACCGACCAATCACATCCGTCTCACTCTTATATTCATTTGTGCTGAGAGTGACCTTATCCGGCACAGGGAGCTTTCGGAATCCATGGCCCTCCTTAAAGATCGTCACCAGATAGTTCATCATGCACTCTGCCCACTCCACACTCTCAACCTTCATCTGAATGGTCTTGTCATCCGGCAGTTCATTCGGAGCCGTAGGATTCGGAACAAACTTGTTCGGGAAATCAATCACCAGCAAACGACGCCACGTGCCACCATCCTGCGTGTCCACCTTCGGCTTGTTATTGCACGACACGTGGTACTTGGCCTGAATCTCAATATCAATCATCTCCTTCGCGCCCGCAAACAGATCACGAGCCGTAATCTTCTCGCAAGAAGACAGCTCCTTCATCAGACCCGTCTTGATGTTGGCACCCTCCTCGGGCTCCTGCATCGTGACGAACCGCTTACCCTTCATGCGCACGAGCTCAGGATTCGCAACACCCGCCTTTCCACGGTCCTGCGTGATCAGTGTAATCGGAGCCTTGCACGCATACGTTCCCATACACATCGCCATCAAGATCACCAGCATTGACTTTCCGTTTGAACCCGATCCCGTCAAGATATGGAACTTTTGCGCCGGGTTTCCACCCACCATACAGGTCGCCAGATGGGCCAAGAAGTACGCCAAGACCTCGGGATCCGGCAAGATGCTGCTCAGGAACTTCCACAGATCTGCCCAGCAAGAGTACTCGGTATAGTGCTTTGTCATGTGGTAGTCCAAGCCCGTTGAGAAGCTGAGGTAATCTTCAGACTTGCCATCACGGAACTCCATGTTCAGCGTATCAAACACGCCATTGTTGAAGGCGATCAGGTTCTTGTTCGTGTCCAGCTTGACAGCTAGCTCCTCGTCTAGAAACAGCAACCGCGCCTCCTCCATAACGTTCTTCTTGAACGCCGTCGTCTTCAGCTTCTTCTGAGCCTCCATATACCTCGCCTTTCGCTTTTCAATCTTGCACATCTCACATGGCTCGGCGGGCTCCTCACCCTTCTTCTTGCCACCGCAGTTGCACGGATCCGTCACAAGCATCAGCTGCTGCATCTTGTTCTCCTTCTCAACGAACTTCTTCCAAACATCGCTGGACAGCTTTGCGAGCAGCCCAACGCCCTTCCTCGTCAGCTTCCAGACGTGACCCACAAAGCGATACCACTCATTCTGTCCATAGTCCGAGCACTTGAACTCATCGCGGAACATCGCAAAGACCACCCGTGCCATATCGTTCTCCGTCATGGTCTTCGTGGCCTCCTCCACAAGCTCCTCCACATTGTCCATCTCAATCTTGTCGTACTCGCCCGGGTTGTCCATGCGGGACCAGCCACGGAGACTGCGCTCCGACAAAACGGGCCCGTTCGTGCGGAAGCTGAAGCTGTCCCACTTGGTCTGTGCAAGGCGAGGATCATAGTTCTCATACTGAGCACTGAAATCATAGAACACCGCCTCCAGCGAGTCAGGATGGATGTTCTTCAGACAGATGCCCGTATTGATCCAGTCTTCGTAACTCGTATACCTG